TAATATATTTACTAAAATTATCGAAAATTAAAAGGTATCAAAGGTCATAGAGGCTGCAAGATCGCAGTCTCTGTGGCTCTGTGTAAGACTTTTTTTTAAGATTTTTTAGGTTTTAGCATCTCTGCTTGTAAATGCTCTTTAAAGATAGTGTTTTCTTTTTTTAATTCTTCAATCTTTTTATTCAGTTTAGTAATCTCTTTGTGCAGCTCTCCATTCATATATTGATGCTGCTTCTCTATATTAGCCATCTCTTTATTATCTGTTTCCAGTTTTTCTATTTTCTGATTTAAAGCAGCAATAATATTTTGGTGCTCTTTATCTAATAATATTTTTTCTTTAATCTTTAGTTTCATTAGCTTTTCTTGCTGTTTCTCTATCAGCATCATCTAACACTTCATCCATCACCAGGTCATACATTCCATTAGGATTTTCAATAAATGCTATTTCTGCTTTGGTTTCTTTTATTATTTCTTTGCAATGATCTTTCGCTTGTTCAAGTACAACAGTTAAATTTGGAAAATTAGAAGGATAAACACCATAAATATATAAGTCATTTATAGCTGCTGCTACTCTACTCAATCCTTGGTATCTTCTTTTAAGTCTTTGTACTTTACTGTCATAATCTAAATTCATTGGAACATCAGTCATTCTTCCTCCACTTGGTATTATCTATTTTTATTTCCATCTCCTTCACCTCCTGGCTAAGAGGCTCTGTTCCTTCAGTTGCTTTATCTTCACTTTCAAAAGTTTCTTCCAAAACAAAAGCCGCTTCTCCAGTTGTTGTTTTAATTATTTTTGACATTAGGTATTTCCAAATTGTGTGGCTGGGTTACACTCTCAACAATATTACCTTTGTTCCTGGTGCTCTGAACTTTAGGCATGTTATCTGATAAACCTATTGCAATAAGTTCTCTGCTATCAAAGCCTTTAGGTGTGTACCACAAGCTAATCATATATTTACAATCAGCATCTGGATAATCTTGTAACTCAATATCAATATGAAATTGGTCTGATTTATAAATTGCCATTATATAACCTCCGCTGTGTTAAATGATGGTGCTGCACTTAAAGCTTCATTAGATTTTGTAGATCTATGGATATAAGTTGGATCTACTAAATCATCTGTTTTAACTTTATAAAAATCTGCAATCTGTTTCAGTCGGTATGCTGATGGAATTATATCTCCAGCTTCATACTTTTGAACATTCTGATGACTTACACCTATATGATATGCCAATGACTTTTGCGGCATTCCAAATTTCAATCTACAAAACCTCATATTAGCTCCAAGCATTTCACAAAAAGAAATAAATTTTTCATCTCTAATTACTTTCATTATGAATCTCCATAAATTTAGCAATTTGTGTTTTTATTTCTGGTACATTTAGCTCTGGTGTTCTTTCAGCTGTTGCTGCAAAGCAAGCATCAGGCATTTGTTGATATTTAGAATGTAAGTTTAAAAAAAAACCTACCTTACCATCGTTAGTATTTTTCTTTTTTAAATACCAAGCAGTATTATCTAGTCTCTGATATGGACCAGTTTTTGTATTAAGAAATGTCTCTTGATCGTAAGAGATATAACTTTCTCTTTTTTTCCTCATAATAAATCCTCCATAAATGAGTTTCGGTTTAATGTTGTAGCAAGAACAGAAATCAGTCTTGCCGCTATGTGTTTGGGAAACTCTATTGTTTCTCCATGATTTGATAACAACAGCACCTCTTCTTGTATGAGAGGCAGTTGGTCGAATTTTTGATGATCCATTTTTTGACAAATAGTTTGAATTAATTGGTTCATGTGGAGCTGCTGCTCCTTCATCTGGACATTTTCTTTTTGGTTTGGAAACTTAATTATGTTTGTTTCTACTTTAATTTCTTGGCTCTGGTTTTTTTCGGTACTCATTTTTTAACCACTCCTTGTATTCGATTTGAAATTTGTCATCTTTTTCAAAAGTAGATCTACCATTTAGTTCTTGGTTTAGTTTCCACTCCAAGTAACTCATCGGTATTAATCTCTTCCGATTTTTCTTTGTGCATGTCATGTGCTTGAACGATGTAAGCTAAAGCATCATCGTAACTATCTTCTTTGAATTTATGTGTAGCTCTAATTAATTTTGCTTGAGCATAAAGTAATGGAACTTGCCATCCTTGGATTGGTTCTATTAAATGTTTGTCCAAGATTATGGACCATGAGGCAGCAATCTTATTCATATTGTCCTCGAATGATCCATATTGATCTTGTCTGGAACTTTCCAGTTCCTCCAGGCGACTATGAAGATTTTTTCTTGGCATCCTTAACTTTAAAATCCTCATGACCTTTTTGAACATAGAACTCAACAGTCTTTGACATACTTATCGGTAACTCAAATCTTTTTTGAGATAACTCTTCAAGCAACTGATAAGTCTTTATATTGATGGCAACACTTTTGAATTTATCTGGGTTCATTATGCTTCTAGCTCCGCTGGGTTAAAACTTGTATCGCCACCAGCACCATTAGCTTCATCAGCAAGTTCAACTCTATAAAAAGTATAGAACTCTGTTCCTTCAGCCATCTTGCCTTTGCCGCTAGCTTTTTGTTTGTAAGCTCCAAAACGATGCTTAACTCCATCAACAACAATAGTTCCTGACATATCGTAACTTTGTGGAGATTTTTTATTTGTTGCTATAAAAGCTGCGCCAAGATCTGGTCTTTCTTTTTTAGCTTCTGTATTAAAATCATCTGACATTATATAACTCCTTTGGTTTGCAGATTAGATTTAAGAGTTTTGAAATCTTCCATAAAGGTGGTGTAGGCAATCGGATTTTTAATCTTCAATTCTCCTAACATCGCTTTATTTTTAGATAACCACTCCTGGTAAGATCCTTTGTGAGACACAGCTTCTAATTCTTTTAATGAAGCTTGGATCTTTTTGTCTTGCTGCATGATTGCAGCGGAAACTTCTTCAGCTGATGCAATTCCATCTGAAATAAAACCTAAGAATGCAAGTGCTCTACCAGTTGCAGAGGTTTCGCAATTCTCAAGAGCCGAAGTTTGATTTATTTTTGATGCTGCTCTCTTCTCTTCAGCATGTCCAGTAGATACATGAACACCATCAATATAAATATCTGATTGCATTACTACTGTATTGACATCAATACTTACTATCTTTGTTACTATATCTAATGCAGTTCCAAGAACTCTTCTTGCAACAGCAACTCTTAAAGCAACAGTAGCATAGCTTTTTCCATGTATTGGAATTGTTTGTCCATCTAATGATTTTTTAAATTCATTTACAGCCTGGACCAGCTTATCTTTTATATCAGCCATATAGTTATTCCTCCTATTATTAAAATAAAGAGAGCCGATAAAATTCTTCTCTTTACTTGTTGTTTGTGTTTGTCCAGTTGTTTCTGGATATAAAATTCTTCTAACTTCATGATAGCTTCCAAAGTAATTTTGCTTCTTTTAATAATTCTGTTGGCATTCCATTCCATGCAAATGGATGATCTAAATTCATATCCATCATACCAGCAGCTTCTTCGATAATTTCTTCTCTAGTTAAATGTTCATGCAATGCTAAAATCTTTTCTCTTCTTCTGAAAGTATTAAACATAACTTGTAAATTCTTTTTCATTCCATCAACTGTTAGATGATGACAGTTTGTACTATCAAAAATTTTGTAACCATCTTTAGTTGCGTAAAGTAAATATGCTGGAACTTTAAAATCAAAGTGAGCTGCGTATGTTGCCACCTGGACACAATGATTAAAACTAGCGGTAGCTGGTAGAGAGGAAACAAGAAAACTTCTACTTCCATCCTTTTTAACTTTACCAAGCCTAGACCATTTGGTCTTTAGTTCAATAATCTTATGTGGAAAGGCATCCGCTAACAACTCGGATGTCGGACTACTCTCTTTTGGAGGATCACCGAACACATGTTTATTGATACCATAATCAAAATCAATCCTACCAACTGTGGGGAGTAAAGACGAAAGGAAACCACTAGGAGATTGGATTGATATTTGTCTTTCGCAAGTTACAGGACTTGCTACCGCTAGTTCTTTTAATCCAGATAAACCATGTCTAATAACTTCTGGAATTTCTTCTAAATATTTTTGTTTTTTATCGCTATCTTTTTCATCGTTAGGAACATATTCTTTTAATTTTTCTATTTCCTCCTGGAGAGCAACTTCTACTGAAACATTTTTTATATTTTTAGTTGGTGCAACTTTTTTTGTAGTTGGATGTAATTTATAAATTGTGTCTGCGTAAATTCTTGAAAGAACTTCGCCAACAATTTTTCCAGCTTCCATAGCTGCATTAGATGGAAGTAATTCTCTTCGCATCTTTTGGTCCATCCAAACATATTTAAAAAGCCAAGCAGCATCTGGAATTGAAAATTGAGTTGGAGAGAAATGGTTAATATTTAATTTCTGTGCGAATAGAGGAAGAGTGTTTTGTAATGCTTCTTGTAATGGATCAGAAACTGGTAAGTCGTTTTGTATGTTTGATTTTATTATCATATGAAAGCCTTTTAACTCTCATAAATAACTTGTAAAACAGTTTATGCGTTTTGGATAAACTTTATTGTCTATTTAGA